TCCAGCACCAGCAGCACTCGTCTGACCATCTGACCAGGTTACGATCACTTCGCCTGTCGTGGAGTTGGCCGAGGTCGTTGCGTTATAGGTCGCATTCGATGTCTTGAAAGCTGCTGCAAAGGTCGTGTTGGATATATTTGCTAGCGTGCTGTTGCACCCAGATGTACCCGTAATCACGGTCACCACTATCTGCACATCATCGCCAGCAATCGCCGAGATATTCAGATTCGGAGGAAGAAGGTTCAGATCTGGCATCCTTAGGAGACCTCCTCGATGTCTGTCCAACCCTCGCGTGATTCGTATTCTTCCAGTTCTGCCATCAGGCTCACATAAGACTGGACCAAAGCCTTGTTCACCCCTGATCGGCTGGGGCTAAGGGAATCGCTGTTGCGTTCGCCCTCGATCTTGGACCGTTCACCTGTGCTGGCAGGAACCTTTACCGACCCGATGTTATCGCCTTCAGAAACCGTTGTTTGAGCTGGATCAGCCTGGGGTAGGATCTCGTTGCGAATCTCATCCCTAGCGATACCAAGCGAGTCAGCATCTGGTGAATCAGATTTGCCGTAGCCAACGATATCGCGAGACTCATTAATAGTGATAACTCCACCACCGAGAAGACGAATCGCACGATTGGCTGCAATCTGTTCACGGTCATCAAGCTCCTCAACTGGCGAATAATCAAATGTGAACTTGATTCGACCGGACCTTACGTCATCAGGATCTTCAAAGTCGATCAACAGCTGGTGCGTCATCTCGTCCGCAAAAACCTTCTGCAACGGAATCAATCCGTGGACGTATGCTGCCCTGATGGCATCTGCGTAGGTTCCGTATGCACCCGTGTTGTCTGTGTTCAGGCCCAGAACCGATGTGTTCAGCCCCATTGCCGCGAGAACCGTAGCCTGTGCCGACTTGGGAATCTCTACCAGACCGATCTCTTCCGGCGTGAATCCCATCTTGTGCAGTTCGTAAGCACCCGTCAAAACTGTAGGGTCTCCCCGCTGGTCACCTGTGAGGGCATCCTTGAGCCGAGATTTGATCGCCTTGGCATCGTCCTCTGAGACCGTGAAATCACCCTTGGGGGTAGCAATAAGCCCAGGAACCGCAAAATTGCGAAGCAGAGAGGCTGTGTAGGTGGATGCCTCGTTCAAAACTGCAATCTCACGCACATGGGCGAGCAGAGGACTCCAGCCGACCCGATCCTGATCCATGTCGATATAACGCCGGATATGAATCACCCTGTCCGCAGGAACGTCCAGCATCTTCCCGTTGATGTTGTATCGCCAGGCTGTAAGGTAATCTGATCCGTCCGTTGGAAAGAGGGGCGAAACCTTGTCAGCCCTCCAGATCTTCAGTTCCACTGGCTCGCCCAGACGATTTTTGATCTTCTCGATCCAGACATTGCCGTAACAGCTTGCGTCCCTGACATATGCACCGACAAACGCTGCTTCGCCCACATAAGGGTGGGGACGGCGTAACAATGTCAATGCAGGGTGGTTATGGATTGGATCTTCGATTCCTTCGTCATCCACCCGCACCACTTGTAGATTTGGGACGGACCAGTTTCTGGCAAGCCAGTCGATACCGGAAGCTACCGTGGAGTTCTTCCATAACCCCTGGATAAGCATTTCCGTGTAATCGTACGTTGTTCCAGGCAACCAAACGCTATACGGGCGATATCCACCACCCAGCCCACCCCAACCGGAGTAGGGCGTTTTGCCGCGAAACAGCGATTTGAACGATCCGTATAATCCCATACTCATATCATAACATAAGTAGGTGTGCATAACAAGATGGGAGTGAGGGGAGGCTTTTTCTGTTTTTTATTTTTTTATTTGTTGGTAGTGTGTGCATAGCCGACACGCCTGGAGCGGCGGCTCGGAAAAATTCGCGAAATTGTGTCCCATAAACTAGGTGTCCATGTCATGAAAACATCCTGGAAACAAGTAAGACCTGCTCAGCTGAGCAGGTCCTGGAAGTGGATGCCTGGAAACAAGTAAGACCTGCTCAGCTGAGCAGGTCCTGGAAGTGGATGCCTGGAAACAAGTAAGACCTGCTCAGCTGAGCAGGTCCTGGAAGTCTTACTTGCGTTTTGGCTGATTCAGCCACCATATCAAGACCATAACCACTAGATCACATGTGATGATTAGTACTTCGGCAATTATAAGTATCATTAGTGGATCTGATATCCTATGTGGCCAGTGGTCCAGCATGATCGACAATTATGGGCATTGCAAGTATGATCGTCGGTTGTTGTTGCGGGGCATGCCTGGCAGTCATCTGGCAAGATTGAAAGCTCGGAAAATACCATGGTCGAATTTTCAACCCTAGAAAGCGCGTCGATCATAGGGGTTGAATATCTGATAATCAGGTTCTTTGGGGTCGAATCGATACGCTTAACTATACCAAATTCACGGGTTGGTAGCCAAAATGATACCTTGGGACACTTTTCCGCAATGACGCGAATTTTGTGCAGCATTAAGTGGTCCTGTAGGTCTCCCGAGTCGAACCAACGAAAATACTTCGCGTCAATTCCGGCGATAGGGTTTTCTAGATTCCAGTTCAGAAAGCTTGATAGAACCTGCACAAAATTGGAATCGTAAGGGTTCAGACTATTGTCTAAGTGATATGTGACAAGCCTACGTGCCATTGCCAGCTTGACGTTCGGCATGAGGTATCTACCGTCTAAAGCGTAGCACTTGTTACAGGTTGATCCCTGAACCTTATGCAGCTTTGATCCAGTATCGCAAAAATTAGCTGGAATTGACCAACCAAACCCTGGCATTTTACTGGTGACCGATAAACCCCCACAAAATTCGTGCAGAAGTTTAGACCAGTCTGCCTGGGTTCTGGCATTTTGACATGCTACCGATATTGCGTGTTCATAGTAGTCTTCTGTCGCGTTATCGGTATAGGTATCTAACCACTCTCCTAAGTATTCAGGGGTTAATTCCTTGGTTGGAGTATTCGCGTAAACACTAGCTGCACGGTCGATCTGTTCACGGAAATCGTTTACAGGTGATACGAATTTTGCTTTGGTTTTCATCGGTCTGGTATCCTATCCTCTTGTTTGTTGCCAGATTTTGCGAGAACAATTCCCGCCAAGTTGATTATCGTCAGGTCCACATATATTTTCAAGGTATTTTGACCAAATCAGCCTGGGTCGTAAGATCATGCCTGGCTGGCTTTTGGGAGTGTTTCTGGGGGCTGGCTGGCCCCTGGAGGGGGCTGGCTGGGCGAGCGTGTGTGTGGGCGTGTTTAGGTAAGTGTCACTGTATCAGTGTATCTGTAAGTGTCAGTGTATCCGCATCTAGATCTGTGTCACTGTGTGGCCTCCTGCCTACTTATCAGGTGGTCGTAGTTCCGTAAGTGTCACTGTGTGAGTATGTTACGTTTTTGGATCTGGCAGAATGGCAGAGATATGGCAGAAAATGTCAACGATCTGGATGAATGTTAAACAAATTGCGAGAGATCAGAAGTCAATAACATTGTGAAATAAAGAACGAAGTGCCGAGCCGGAGGGCAGTGGCAGGGTGACAGGCGTGAGCCTGGGTGAAGGTGCTGGGCTGGCTCGTTTAGGCTTAATTAAGCGTGTTCAGGCACAGAGTGAGCTTTTTTAAGGAAAGTGGCAGTGTGTCCATTCACAAAATCTCTCACATCCCTGCCCAAATCATCACCAGTTTACTCATATATAACTAATCAGTTATATTCAAGGTGTTTAGGCGCATCTCTGCGCCGTGTATGATGTTGCGTAAATAATAAAGAAGCCCAGCAACCTGCTGGGCTTGAAATCGTGCTTTGGTTGTGGCTGACCTGATGATCACTGAGCCTGAGTCCATGCCCAAAACTCGACGATTTTGTCGTCACTGAGCCAATGGCCAGCCTGTGGGCCTTCAATCCAGATATCACCGTTAGCATCTACGCTTGCCGCTTGGCAGTTGGCCCACTCTTTTACGGCATTTTCAATCAACTCACCGACTCCGGCGACAACATCCGCACGGATGCTGGCTTTAATTTCTGCGATCTTCATCTGTCTGACTCCTGTTAGTGGTTGTGATTAGATCAGTATGATTGGATTAGGTGCATGTTCTGGGCCATCGCCCCACCCCTTAATCTGCTGCATATCGTCAAATTCTTCTACCGTTATCATGAGTCGGGATCGTGCGTCAAACTTGGCCTTGAGAGTTGGCCTGACTTGCTCAAGCTCCCACCAATAGGACTCATCCTCAGCCAGTTCAAAATCTTCGTTAATCCGCACCTCAACCCACTCGACGCCACGGTCGTCCACCCACTTGGCAATCCAGTCAGGATCGCCTTCATCATCAATTAATAGACAATCCTCGTCATACTCGGAGCATTCTGGCTGAGACTTCCAGTCGCCCCAATCCGATTGCCCCTGATTTGCGGAGAACGCTCCGCGACCATTAGGCCAACGGGACATAACGCCTGTGTACCACTGCTCGCCGATCTTAAAAGTTACATCCCAGATCTCGCAACCGATTTCAAGCTCTTCAACTTGATCGATTGCGCAAAATTCCAGTCGAGCCGTCTCGATATCCGCATTGTTATTGATCTTCATCTGTCTCAGTCCTTCCGTTTCCGTTACTTGGTTTTGATTTACTGGCTTTTCTTCCCGACACCAAAAATATATCGACATGACAGGCGAGAGTCAAAAAGATTTCTCAGAAATTGTCAACTGCCTGTAACCTGGCTTGATGGCTTATTCTATAGGGTTTGATGCCGGTTTGGGCCTGGAATTAGGCCTGGATGCGGGTAAGCGTATACATGGACCTATAGGCGTGCGCGAAGCAGTGTATCTGTGTAAAGCACTGTATCTGGGAATACCACTGTATCTGTGTAAACCACTGTATCTGAATAAGGCTCCCTCGGGATCTCGGGAGAAGCCCGCAGCAGTGTATCTGAATAAGGCAGTGTATGACACTGTGTCTGGGTA